CGTGCAATTCAGCTTATTGGTATATATCAGAATCAGTTGTGTTCTGGATATAGTGAGGAGACTTGGAGTAGAGCGACGGCTATTCTTCAAGAGATTGGAACAATGGTAGATTTGACGACATATCGTTCTTTGGGAAATTTGATGAGTGAGGCATATACAAGTCCAAATCTTCAGAATGTTATTATGGAATGTGATAGGATTGCGGGTAGTTTACAGACCCGTCGTATGAGATGATTGTGAGGATAGGATGAAAAGACCCGGAGGATTAAATTCTTCCGGGTTTTTCTTTTGGTGAACTTATGAAAGAAAGACGTAAATCTGGACAACAAAAATTAGTTAAGGATAAATGTGAGATATGTGGTTATGATCGTCGAGCCGCATTAAATTTGCATCATATTATTCCACAATGTGATTCAAGATGCACGAATGATAATCATAATTTAGCTATAGTGATTAATTATAAATGTTAAAAGTTGATTGTGAATCATATTTATAAATATGACATATATTAATTGCAAAAACTGTGATAAATTATTTAAAGTGTGGAAAAGTCGAATAGGAAAAATAAATTGTTGTACAGTAGAATGTTCAAAAGAATATCGACAAAAAATAAGAATGAAAAAAACATGTAAAGAATGTGGAATAGATTTTAATTGTAGTCGTAATTCAATAGTTTATTGTTCTGAAGAGTGCAGACATAAAAACAAATATATTAATATATCCTGTCCTTGTTGTAGTAATGATTATCAGTTAACAAAATCAAAATATGAATATCGAAAAGCTAAATCTAAAAACGGTATTGTTTATTGTTCACGAAATTGTTCCTATAGAGATAGAATGAAAATTAAAGAATTATGTAAAACATGTTCACGATGCAATCAAAATTTTTACACATATGATCATGCACAAAAATGTTGTAGCGTTACATGCGCTTTAGAACATAGAACTGTGCAAACAACTATAACAAAAACATGTGCTAATTGTCATATTAATTACGAAGTAAAAGCTTCAGAAGAAAAATGGAAAAAATTAAGGGAACATGTACATTATTTCTGCTCGGTTAATTGTTTTAAGCAGCACAATAGAGGAGAAGCACATCATGCGTGGATAAAAGATCGTTCTAAAATAAAAAGAGAAAATAAAAGTTTAAGAGCTAATATTGCTATGAAAGAATGGCGGGAAAAAGTTTTTGAAAGAGATTTATATACATGTAAATGGTGCGATACAAAAGGAATATATATTGAAGCACACCATATAATTCCAGTAAGAGAAAATAAAAAATTAATGCATGAACTTACAAATGGAATTACTTTATGCCGTCCATGTCATATTAAAACGTTTAAAAAAGAATCGCAATACGTAGAGTTTTTTAAAACCAAAATTTTCAATGAGAATATTCATAATGATTAGAAAAAAATATGGTTCTGGAAATTTAATTAAAGATAAATGTGAGATATGTGGCTTTAATAAATCTGCCGCATTAAATATACATCATATTATTCCCAGATGCGATGAAAGATCATCTAATAACATATCGAATTTAGCTGTTGTATGTCATTCTTGTCATGATTTAGTTCATGCTGGAGAGATAACGATTATCGGTGTATATAATTCAACAGCGGGACGTAAATTGATGTGGTTTAAAGAGGGAGAGGAGCCGCCTTTACCTAAAGAGTTTTGGTTAATTAAAGAAAATCCTATGGTTATAAGGGGGAAAAGAAATAATTAATGGCATGAAATGTTATATAAAAGAAGAAAAGATTAGTTTTGGCGATTATGATACGTGGAATGATCCACCGGTAGCTTATAAGGATAGTGATCCTAGTATTAGTGATAAAGCGCAAAAATTTGCTTTATTAATGGATAAGGTAGCGGAGCTATTAGATTTGCCGGAACCTATTATTACAAGTGGTTTACGTCCACCGGAACGTCAAGTTAGAGCGATGCTTAATCTTTGGAAGAATAATGGTTCTGAATATGTGATTGATCTTTATTCTGAGAAATGTAAAAGTTGTAGTTCTGCTGCTGGTGAAGTAGCGAGAGAATTGGTTGATTTATGGGATAGGAACCGTAGATTTTTGATTGGTGGTGTTCCGGAAAAGATTGTTCAAAAATCAATTGAGATTGTTGCGAATAGTCCGATGTCGGAACATCAAAATGGAAATGCTTTGGATTATGGGACAAAGACAAATCCTGGCAACAATATAAAAAGAATGGTTGATTTTATAAGTGATCGCAATTATGCAATTTTTGAATTAATTGATGAAACACAAGGTGCTGGACCACATTGGCATATAAGTGTTGATTCTATAACTTCAGAAGGTTTAAGATTTTTAGAAACGCCTAATGAACAATTAAATGAAAGTAATGTTTTCAGACTTTTAACTTACTTACTTTCATAATATCTTTTATATGGAAAAAAAGATAGAGAGTTTACATAACGGTAAGGTTGTAGTTGTTAAACCTATTGATCAAAGCAATATAGTTCCTTTATTTTGTAAGCTTTGTTGTTATCCTATGAAAACAATTGAAGATAGTATTTCATATCGTAAGGTAGGTATTTGTTCTCATTGTGATAATCGTTGGAGTGGAGATAAAAGAATTAATTGGCAAGAAGAAAAAAATCCGGATAAGAATTGGGAAGAATGGGTGGAATATATAGAAATGAGGAGAATATCTGCACGTTCACCGATAAGTTTCCGATAAATCGGGTATAATTAAAGAAAATATGAGGCGCAAATATGCTTATTAAGGATTATCAAAAATTTGTTAATTTATCCCGACTTTTAAATACAAGTTTTGGTGCAGATAGCAGCAATCATGGTCGGGTATATCAAACACAATCGATTAAATTTGATTTATTAGACGATGGTTTACTTAAAATTCGTTATTTAACAATTGTTAATTTTGGTTCTGATACAATGATGCGTGAACTTATGCCTCGTTTCCGACAAGAAGCTCTTTCTATGATTGAAAGTGCTCTTAAAACTGTTAAAGAAAATTATTCAAAAGAATTTCCAGGTCAATCAGTTCCAGACTTTACATTACAAGAAGAAACTTGTAATGAAGATATAGAATATATTTCTTATTACAATTATACTGGAAACAGAAAAGCATATTATAGATTTGGTTGTCTTGTGGAGATTGAATGACGAAGTTGGCGAAACCCACGACTATTGGAAAAGTTCCAAATCGTGCGGCACAATTAAAAGAAATAATGAGATGCGGCACAGATGCATCTTATTTTATTTCCAAATATGTTAAAATTTCTCATCCAGTTAAAGGTCCAATTCCATTTGAAACCTTTCCATATCAAGATAATTGTTTAAAGGCTTTCCAAAAGCATCGTTTCGTTATTACGAATAAAAGTCGGCAATTAGGTTTATCTACTTTATCTGCTGCTTATTCACTTTGGATGGCATTATTTCAACGTGAAAAAAATATTCTTGTTATTGCTACACGACTTGAAGTTGCAAAAAATTTCATTAAGAAGGTTAATGGTATGTATAGCAACCTTCCTAAATGGCTTGTAATGCCTCAAGTTAAAGCTCAATCTGTTAGATATCTTGAATTTTCAAACGGTTCTAAAGTTCAAGCTGTTCCAACTGGAACTGATGCTGGTCGTTCTGAAGCACTTTCTTTGTTAATTATTGACGAAGCTGCCCACGTTGATGGTATTGATGAATTGTGGCTTGGTTTATGGCCTACTTTATCTACTGGTGGTTCTGCGATTCTTATTTCTTCTCCATCTGGTGTAGGAACATTATTCCATAAAATTTGGGTTGGCGCTAAAGATGGTGAAGATGGTGAAGGTCAACCACATCCCGGTAAAGGAAATAATAATTTCTATAGAATAGAACTTCCTTGGACGGTTCATCCAGAAAGAGATCAAGAATGGTTTGAAGCACAAAGAGCAGAAATTTTACCAGCCAAAGGTGAACGTGGTGTAGCTCAAGAATTATTATGTAGTTTTGCTGCTTCTGGTGAGAACTTTTTATCTTCTGATGTTATAGAAGATATGGAATCTCAAATAAAACAACCTGTAGCCACATATGGTGATAGAGGTGATGTATGGATTTGGAAATATGCAGAACCGAATCACAAATATATTATTTCTGCTGACGTATCTCGTGGTGATGCTGATGATTATTCAACGTTGCAAGTTATTGATACAAATACTGATGAAGTTGTTTGTGAATATCAAGGTAAATGTCCACCAGAACGTTTATCTGAGTTGATGATGGATTTAGGGTTTAAATATAATCAAGCTTTATTATGTCCGGAATTGAATTCATTTGGTTTGATAGTTGCAACGGATATTAAAAGAGCGCAATATCCTAACATTTATTATGAACGTATACATCGTAGTAATGCGTATATGGCGTATACTACGGCAGATGTTGTGAATGATTTACCTGGATTTACAACTGGACCGAAGAATCGTGATGAGATATTAGCCAAATTGGAAACGGTTATAAGAACTCGGCGTCTTAAAATATATTCAGCTCGCACCGTAGAAGAATTTAAAACTTTCGTTTGGAAAAATAATAAAGCTCAAGCAATGAAATCTTATAATGATGATTTGATTTTAGCTTTAGCTATAGGTAATTCTTTATATGAAGCTGCCGGTGTTAATGCTTGGGATGATAAACAAGTGACAATGGCAATGATAGCTGGTATGAGTAAATCTACTACGACAATGTCTCCGATTGGCAATCAATTTGGAGAAAAGAATGCATATGTTCCTCCGATTATGACCAGCGATGGTGTTAAGGATTATGCTCAATTTCAAGATATGCAAAATAAATATAATCAACATCAAGCTGGTGCAACTGGTCAAGATTTTAGAAATCCATACTGGAATCAGTTTTCATGGATATTTGATAAGTAAAAATGCCCCCTCTGTTATATACTTACTATAAAGGAGTAAGTATATGGAATTTAAATTTGAAGGTAAATCTCTCAAGTCTGGCGTATATAAAATTGTTAATAAGTTGAATGGTAGAACATATTATGGTTCTGCTAAAGAATTTAAACGACGTTCAAAACAACATGTTAAAGCTTTAGAAGCTGGCAAGCATTACAATAAATTTTTGCAAGCTGATTTCAATGCATGTGGGACAGATGCATTTATTTTTGAGGTTATTGAGGTTGTTGAAGGTGATAAAAACGATCGTCTTTTAGTTGAACAGAGATATCTTGACATATATCAAGGTTCACGTGATAATTGTTATAATCTTCGTAAGGAAGCTAATGCGACTGATGGTTGTTGGAGTAAGAATCCTGAAATAACAAAGAAAAAACATTCTTTGGCTTCAAAAAAGATGTGGGAAAGTGAAGAACATCGTAAAAATATTTCTGAGAAAAATTCTGAAGCTTCAAAAAAACAATGGTCAGATCCTGAGATTAGAGAAAAAATGATAAAGAAGATACGTGAAGTTGGTGAAAGAATGAAAGGTGTTCCCCGAGCCAAACATTCAGAAGAAACCAAGAGAAAGATTGCGATTGCACATACTGGTTTATCTTCACCACATAAGGGTAAAAAATTATCAGAAGAACATGCTGAAAAATCAAGAAAGTGTTTATTACAATACGCAAAATCGGAGAAGAGGATTGAAGCTTTACGTTCTGCTGCAAGAATAAAGAGAGGAAAACCCATAATCGCTTGGAACATATCTGAACCTGATAAAAAAATTGAATTTTTAGCTATTAGACAAGCGGCAAAAGAAATATTTGTAAATCCTGTTTCAATAAGAAAGATATTGAGAGGGCATATGAAAATGACAAAAGCAGGTTGGATATTTTCTTATAAGGAGTAAAACGTCCCCTCTAAATTAGTTTATATTAAATTAATAATATGATAATATTGGTATATGCACAGATATCTAAGACTTGCTATGCAATATGCTGATGATTATCCCTTTGATGAGGAGATGGATTATAATCTATGTGCTCTTATTGTTAAGGGTGGTAGTGTTATATCAGTTGGGTATAACAAAATGAATACCAATGCATTTGTTGAGCATTATGCTGATATTACTCGTGGACGAGGCAGAGATTTTTGTTTATCTACTCATGCTGAACAGGATGCGGTATTGAAGGCACGTAGCAAGGTTGATTTGCGTGGTTGTAAGATATTTGTAGCACGTCGTAAGAAACTTGATGGTGGGCCCGGGATGGCCCGTCCATGTCCTATTTGTGAGAATGTATTGCTCAATTATGGAATTCGTAAGGCGTATTATACGATTAATCGTGAACAATATGGTAAAATGCTAATTAAGCCATATGGAGATACGTCTGACGTTATAATTGAAGTATGATTATTTTATGCAAGAAAACTGGTTGTAATTTATGTTTTCGTAATTTGCGTTTTAGAAAAAGATCAAAAAGATATTTTAAGATATGTTTTGATTGTTATAATGCGGAGCGTTTACGGATACGTAGTAATAATCGGCATCGTAGGACTCGCCGTTATAATGCTGGTCGTATACGTTTAGCTGATTGGATTGAAATATTAGAGATTCATAAATTTCAATGTGCGGATTGTGGAAAAAGGGGTCGTCATAATTTAACGATTGATCATATTATTCCGATTAGTGAAGGTGGTTCTAATTCTGCAAACAATATTCAACCGCTTTGTGTTCCTTGTCATGAACGTAAAGATGGATATGTTAGAAGACCTTTATGGTGGTTGAGAAGAATGTTGCGAAAATGGCGGCGTTTTATTAAAAAAAAGACTGGATTATTTTTACCAAAGATAAAACTTCTACAGTAATGAATATCAATATATTTATTATTGATGCCACGAAAGAAAAGCACATATCGGATTCCCTATTTGAAGGACGTAGACAAACTTACTGGAATGCCAGTTGGTAGTGTTCCTCATCAAATTACTCGTTATGAAATGAGAAAATTATATTGGGAAAACCGGTATGAATGGAAGGAGAATCGTCCATTTGATGCTAATTTACGATTTATTAATATGTATTATGGTGGCAAGATACTTTGGGAGAATACGGAAACTGGTGCTCGTTATTGGATGAACCAAAGTGGATTAGCGGCGTTGTTAAAAACTAAATCTATATTATATGGAACTGTGTTAGGAACCTTTATGTTTAAAAAACATGGCATAACATATAGCATTTTCCCATATATACAAAAAAATTAAGCTTCTTCCCAGTAGAATGCATATAATCTATCAGGAAGAATGCATTTTTTATTTGTTTTAGCTATAGCATATGCAGTTAAACGATGCGTGCCATCCATTATTTTTATAGTATTATTTTTGCATTTCATCAATAAACTACGATTTGCTGCTAAAAATATATTTTTTTCGTTATTAAACATGGGATCAACAATATTTTTTGATTTTAATTGATAAGTCATTTTTGAATATGAAGCTTCTATGTTGTTTGCAAGATTTTTACAAACGTATTCCACAGCTTCTTTATTTTTTTCTAAATCGGAATTGTGTCTTGGTCTTTTAATCAAAAAACCTTTTTTTTTATTATAAGCTTTACTATATTGTTTAATAAATTCTTCAAAGGAAACATATGAAAAACACGTGTTAAATGTTAATAATTCTTGAATATCTATTTCTATTAAAGCAAAAGCAACGTTATCACCCATTGAATCCCATATCCATTTGCGACGATCTTTGAATACATCCAATCTCAATTTATTTTCTAATGGATTAAGAAAATCTGGTTGCGATATTAATTTAGGATTGATGTTATTTACAACTACCTGCAATGCATGATCGCCACAAAGCATTGACCAAATTGGAATATGTTGACTAATTAATTTTATTACTTTCATCAATTGTATAATATTAATTATATAATATGAAAAGTATATAATATTGAATAAATGATATAAAGTCATATGACACAAAAAGAAGTTAAAATCAAACTTAAAGGACAAGCTGAGAAGAAAGGAAATGAAGTTGTATTAACATCTGGACTTCATTCTGAAGGGGAATTGCTTTTAATGTCTCCTATAAAAGTTTCTGATGCATCTTGGATTTGTTCATATGTTGCTAAAATTTCGGATTCTGAAGGAATTTCAGATGTTGATGGCCTCGGTGGTGACGGCATCCGGATGAAATTATATTCTGAAGATCAACAAGAACTTTTTGCTGTATCAATGGATACATTTAAAAATTTAGAAAATAACAGCGGAAATGAAATTGTAATCTACTTTGAAGGAACAAAAGTAGCTCAAGCAGTTTGTCATGAAAGATTCAATGATGGAAAAGAAAAATTTGTTGAAATCATATATTCTGATGAACTTGAAACCGTTGTAGTTCGTGTTAATGATATGCCAGTAGTAGCATATGCATTTAGCGATATTCCATTTTATTCATTAGTCGATAAACCATTTTTATTATGTTTTTCTTCTTTTACCGGTGATGCCGGTGGCAAACATATAATATCTAATATTAAATTCGATATTTTATAATAACGGTTTATATTCCGTTCAATTATGTTATAATGATCTTAGAACCATTAACTGAGGTTATATAATGTTTTGGAATACAGACGATGTTGATTATGCCAGTCAGATTAATCATCTAAATGATGGTTATCCTGTTTCTCTTGTTGGACGAGTATTGTCTTATCGTAAAATGGGAGGAGTAAGTTTTGGACATATTTCGGACAATAGTGATACCAAGGTTCAGTTTTGTTTTAATAAAAAGCTTCTAACTGAGGAACAATATAAGGATTGGTCATCTACACCTCGTATTGGTGATCTTATTGGTATTCAAGGAGAGGTTTGGACTTCATCTACTGGAGAACGCACGGTTCTTGTTAATCGGGCTTTCCAGAGGCTTCAGAAGGCTCATGCAAGCTTTCCTGATAAGTGGCATGGTATGACCGATCCAGAGCTTATTAGACGTAAGCGATGGCTTGAATGTGCTACTGTTCCACAATCTCGTAAGCTATTTCGTAATAGGAGTAGATTGATTCAATCTATTCGTTCTTATTTGGATATTAAGGATTTTATGGAAGTAGAGACACCGATTCTTACTCCTCAAGCGAGTGGTGCTCAAGCTCGTCCATTTATTACGCATCATAATGCTCTTGATACGGATCTATATATGCGTATTGCGCCCGAAACATATTTGAAGCGTATGACTGCTGCGGGATTTGATCGTGTATATGAGATTGGCAAGCAATTCCGGAATGAAGGTATTGATGCTTCTCATTTGCAGGAATTTACTTCTCTTGAATGGTATGCGTCATATTGGGATTATTTGGACAATATGGATTTGTTCCGGAATATGCTTTTTCATATTTGGAAGGCATTTAATGCTCCTGGGAATGAAGAAATTCAGAATAAGCTACAAAGTTGGCATCAAGCGCCTATTGTAAATTATCGTGAATTGTTTATGCAACATACTGGTTTGAATCCGGATGATATGACTTGTAGGGAAGCGGATCAATTGTTTAAGACTGATGTTCGTCCAAAGCTTCATGATCCAATTTTTGTTATTGATTATCCTGCTCATATGAGTCCGATGGCGGCAAGGCATCCAGAAGACTCTAAGACGGTTGAACAATGGCAATTTATTGTAGAGGGTTGGGAAGTTGTAAAGTGTTATACAGAATTGACTGATCCGGTTCTACAGCGTCAATTGCTTGAAGTTCAGATGCAGGAGCGAGCCAATGGTGATGATGAGGCTATGATGATTGAGGAAGATTTTTTGGAATGCATGGAACATGGTATGCCGCCTCAGAGTGGTTGTGGTATTGGGATTGATCGTATGGCAAGTTTGCTCTTCGGTGTGAGTAATCTCAGGGATGTAGTATTTTTCCCTACAATGAAGTCAAATACGCAAACTTGACATATACTTAAAATAACTGAAAAAAGGAATCAAATGGGTTTTGTTGAAAAACAGCCCATTTTTCCTTTTATAAGGAGGTTATATGAAAAATTTTATGTTGATCCCATTTGTATTAATGTCATTGTTTACTTCTGAACAATCAAATACAAATGATGAAATCCCAAATGTTAGAAAAATATTTGTGGAAAAAATAATGTCCTGCAATTATGATCCGGATGCGATGAGTCATTATGAACCACCACCGATAGATCCAAATGCAGAAATTCAATTGGCTTTAGCCCGCATTTGTGTAAGCGAAGCAGGATTCCAAACAAGTACAGATGATTGCACATTTATCTATCATGCTCTCCGAAATCGTAGTAGAAATGGAGAAATTACATTAGAAATTATGAGAGCATATGCACGTGGAACTTTTAATACCGAACGAACAGATTCTCGTAGATGGATTCCACATCTTAGAGCGGATTTTCAAGAACCATATGGTTGGAGAGAAACGGTTGATTTACCGTGGAGTGCTCGCAGAAACGGTTTTATTTCAGTTTATAATCATGTTGGTAGATTATTGAGATCTCCCAGAAGGGCTCCTTGTGATAGAAGAATTGATCATTGGGGAGCAAGAGGTTTCCGGAGAGAATTGCATTTATCTAATGGATGGCATTTATTGGAATGTGGCAATACTTTAAATGATTTCTGGAGTTTGCCAAGAAGTTAATCAGAACAATAAAATCAAATACAAAAACCGGGTTCCACAATATAATTATATATTATGACTGAAATAGAATTAATATGTAAGAAATGTGAAACTCGGTTTTTTGTTAATGGCAAAAAAAATATCAGATCATTTTGCAGTAGAAAATGTTCAAATAGTAGAACATGGTCTGAAGAAGATAAAAAGAAAAAATCTCAATCAGCTAAAAATAGCGAAAAAGTTTTAACAGCAAATCAAAATCGCATTTTAGAAAAAACGAAAAAAGAATGCAAATGTGGTAAAACGTTTTTTGTTCTGCCATCCAAGATTCAAAAAAAATATTGTTCTATAGAATGCTCTAATCAATTTGCAATAAAAGCAAGTGGTGGATATAGAGAAGGATCGGGTAGAAGCAAGTCTGGACATTATAAAGGCATATATTGCGGCTCAACATATGAATTATGCTGGGTCATTTATAATTTAGATCACAATATCCCTTTTAGTAGATTCCCTGGAACGTTAACAAATGGCAAGATAAAATACATTCCAGATTTTTTGCAAGAAGAAAATGTTATTGTAGAAATAAAAGGGTATGAACAAAAGGATAAGGTTCAAGCTAAAATAAGGTTGGCTGAAGAAAAAGGATACAAAGTAAAAATTCTTTACAAAAATGATTTAAAAGTATGCTTTGACTATGTTATGTTAAGGTATAAGACAAAGACGAACAAGTTATATACCTTATACGACGGATACAAGCCAAAATACGAATATAATTGTTCTTTATGTGAAAAAAGTTATTTTCGGGATAAGCAAATAAAAACCAAAAATACTTTTTGTTCTAAAAGTTGTTCTATGAAGTTTAATAGACTTCTATAATGGTCCCATAGATTAGCGGTTAAATCGTCTGACTTTCACTCAGAAGAGCATGGGTTCAAACCCCATTGGGATCGTCGCTCTCTAAATCCCCGAAATTATTACACTAAATAATGGATTTAAATCTGCTTAAGAATTACTTATAATAAGCTTATGTCTAACAATAAGAAAAATAAGAAGCCTCTTAAGCACCGTTCAGCAATCGCTGAATTCATGCTTTTTAATCTCGGTGGTGGTGCCATGCGTGATCGTCGTAAACGCCGTCAAAAGGCTCGTAAACACGATTATCGCAATCCACAGAATTGGTAAATTCTATGCCAGGACGAAAACGTATCGTTCATCAAGAATTTATTCCAGGCGGTAAACGATTCTGGAAAGTCGGACAAATCTATATCCTACGCCAAAGTATAACGCTTTATTACGAAAAACCAGAATTAAAACATAATCGCATTATTCGTAGAAGAACCAATCGTAAATGGAATTATGATCCAACCATTCCATTTGATGTAATTCCAAGAGGTCAAACGTTTATCGCACTTAAAAAACCTCTTTATTGTTTTTCCCCAAATTCCGTTGATTGCTCAGTTGATGAATCCGGTTGGCGTAGCGATAAAATATTTGAATATTCAAGATACTATAAACTAAACATTCTATGTGGAGATAAAGTTGGTTGGATATTTTTCAATCATTATGTTAGTCCCAGAGTCTATTGCAAACCTCTAAAAATCAAAGAATAAAATGACATTTCAAATCACACAATCAATATTTCTGGATAACGTTCTTGATAAACTAACAACACAAGAAAAAACCACGTTGGAGAAAATTGATTATCTAAATAAGCTTCGTCTTAATAGAAGGTTTTATGGTTGGGGAAGAAACCTGGTTGATAATATGGTCAATGATCAACCTTCTCGTTCTCTAACATTTGAGGGTTTTATTCATAGAGGTCAAATTAGCTCTCCAGTTAAGCTATATTGGGATAATGATTATCAATCTGTAATGATAGATTATCCAACCATTTCTACTAATAGTAGTCCACCTCCTTATGTTCCAAATGGTTCTATCCGATTTCAAACTACTTTTGGAACGTTTATTACTTTTGGACAAGTAAATAAATGGTCATTGAATTCTGAATATGAAAGTCTTATCAAGCAATTTCGCAAGGCATATGCTGAAGCGTGGCTTAATTTGAAGCGTAAGAAGGTAAATGAACTAAAGAATAGTTTGGATAGTGATTCAATTAATGAATTTATTGCAGTAAAGCGAGCTATTAAAACTCAAGCTATTATTGAAATCAATATTCAAACAGCGACATTGATGAGTAAGTTGGAAAATTATCAGAGGAATATTTCTACCATTACGAATCCAGCGGAAGCAAACAGTTTGTTTAATGAAGTAGAAACACTTATGATCAAGTTGAAGTATATGCATGAGCGTAATGTTTCAAAGCTTAATAATAATCCCAGAATTCCTGGTGGAAAGAAAGTAAAGAATTTAATTAATTCCTAAACAGTTTATAATCTTAAGAAAATACAGTAAGATCAGATCTATCTATAATAGAGATTGATCCTCTCAGGGGGTTTAGTATAATGGCGATTACAATGCCCTTGCAAGGCATGAATTCGAGTTCGATTCTCGAAACCTCCATTTAGTCCATTCTTTGATAATTAAATAATTTCGTATCTTATCCAATGGTTCTTCATCGTCTTTAGAACTTGATAAGGCAATGAGATACAAAAGGTCCGTAAGTATCTGATTTAAATTTGTTTCATTATATATAACTTACTTATTTGTTTTAGATCAGAGAAAATAAACTAATATGTTTAATAGTCGGAGTATTACAGTTACTTGTAGTTGGCGATGATTACAAGATATCAGAAGCGACCTGATATGCCGAAAAGATTAACTAACCCTTTTGTTAATTTATGCGGAGACAAAGCCCCTCTTCGGGAAAGAAGCCGTAGATAGACCGGTAAACGAGAAAGCCAATATTATATTTGTAACATTTTAAAGGAGCTCGTGCTATCATGCCCATTTAGCTCAGAGGTAGAGCAAGCGGCTGTCAGGTTGGCAGCGTTATCGGGAAACTGATAAATGAAAATTGCCCAAATTCGGGGAACTCTTAACAGGTAAAGCTGATGACAATCCCGAGCCAAGCCCGAAAGGGAAGGTGTAGAGACTAGAGGGGCAATATCCTAACGAGAAAGACGAGGATAATGGGATAGTCCAGACCACAAACCGAAAGGGTAGTGAAAACTATAGTGGTAAAGTAACCGCTTGGTCGGTGGTTCGACCCCATCAATGGGCGCTAATTTCGTTATTCTTTATCTTAATAAAGTGGGTATGGCGTAATCAGGCTAGCGTACTCCGTTTGGGGCGGAGAGGTAAGAGTTCAAATCCCTTTACCCGCATCGATCTTATTCGTTCGGAACGAACTACTCCGAATTTTTTCAAAAAGGCACGATTAACGTCGTGCCTTTTTTGTTTTTAATGCAAATTTTTTTGCAAATCAAAGATTATGATATTTGCTAACTATTTATAGCTATCATATTAACATATGGAGTATAAATTATGAAAGTTTCATTATCAGATTTACGTAAATTAATTCGTGAAGCCGTAGAAGAAGTTATGGCTACAGAAGGTGTTGAAGAGCAAGATGGTGGAGGTGTTGATGAATTTCTTCTTCCATTTATGAGATCTGCTCGTCGAGGCGGTACAGGCGCTGCAAGAGAATTATCTCGAGAAATGCCAAAATTTGATCTTTCCACTAAGAAAGGTCCGGATCTCCGAATAGCTTTACAAGCATTACTTGACGAATATGCACTTACATCTGATGAATCTGGTAAAAAGCAAATTGTTGATCAAATTATTAAATTTACAGAAATGCATCAAATGAAAGTGGAATCACTTAGACGACAATTAAAATTATTAAAAAATCGTTGATATATATACTTGAAATCTAATTAGATACAGTATATACTGATAATATGAATGAATACGAAATTTTGATCTCAGTTTTTGTAGAAAAGCTTGAAGCTGGAGTTCTTACTATGAAAGACGTAGAAGATATCTATCAAACTGCGCCGCCTTCTGTAAAAGAAGGGGTTTTGAGCTCTATTAAGACAAGAATTGAACTATATAGATTAGTTCAATTGCGTAATGCTAGCTGAGAACTAAGTCTAATAACAAACCCGATGTTTCCATCGGGTTTTTTGTTTTTACATTTAATCATCGATGCATCATAATTAGGCACTATGAACACCAAAGAAGAAATACAAAAATTAGAAGATGCATGGATTTTTAATCAAAGATGGCATGGAATAAAGCGTCCTTATAGTGCAGAAGATGTTTTAAAACTTCGTAGTAAAGTTCATATAGAACATAGTCTTGCACGTCTTGGAGCTAATAAACTTTGGAAACGATTGCAATCACAATCTTATGTTGCTGGTTTAGGTGCGTTAACTGGAAATCAAGCAGTTCAAGAAGTAGCAGCAGGATTAGAAGCAATCTATCTAAGTGGTTGGCAAGTAGCAGCAGATGCGAACTTAGCTGGTCATATGTATCCGGATCAATCACTTTATCCAATTGATAGTGTTCCGGCAGTTGTTAAAAAGATTAATAATGCATTATTGCGTTGTGAACAGATTGATAGTGTAAATGGGGATAATAGTAAAGATTGGATGGTTCCAATTGTAGCTGATGCTGAAGCTGGATTTGGTGGCAATTTAAATGCATATGAATTGATGAAAATGATGATTGAGGCTGGTGCTGCTGGTGTTCATTTTGAAGATCAATTATCAAGTGCAAAGAAGTGTGGACATTTAGGTGGTAAAGTATTGGTGCCAACCAGCGAAGCAATTGCCAAGCTTATTGCGGCGAGATTAGCTGCTGATGTTATGGACGTTCCAACTCTTGTTATTGCCAGAACTGATGGTGAAGCGGCAAATCTTATAACAAGCGATATTGATGAAAGAGATCGTCCATTTCTTACTGGTGAGAGAACCGCAGAAGGTTTTTATCGTGTTCGTAATGGATTAGAACAATGTATAGCCCGTGGATTGGCATATGCAGAATATGCAGATCTTCTATGGATGGAAACGGGTAAACCCGATTTAGAAGTAGCCAAAGCTTTTGCAGAAGGTATACATAAAGTATTTCCGAATAAAATGTTAGCTTATAATTGTTCGCCAAGTTTTAATTGGGCGAAATATCTTTCTAAAGAACAAATGTTAACATTTCGTGAAGAGTTGGCGGCAATGGGTTATCGTTTTCAATTTATTACTCTTGCTGGATTTCATTCTCTTAATACTTCAATGTTTGAATTAAGTAAAGCATATAAAACATATGGTATGGCAGGATTTTCAGAATTACAACAAAAAGAATTTGCTATGCAAGATGAAGGTTTCCGAGCCGTTAAACATCAAAGCTTTGTAGGGACTGGATATTTTGATTATATTCAAAATACGGTTCAAGCTGGTGCATCTACGGTCGCCTTAAAGGACAGCACCGAGGCAGAACAATTTTGATAGCCAATCAAACAATAGCATTATCTGGTGGTTTTGATATTATTCATCCTGGTCATATTCGGATGATTAATGGGGCTCAACATTTTGGGCGTGTTATAATCATATTGAATAGTGATGAATGGATTATAAAAAGAAAAGGCGTATTAATGATGCCTTGGCACGAACGTAAAGAAATATTATTGGCTATTAAAGGTGTAGATATTGTAGAACCTGTAGATGATCGTGATGGAACTGTTTGTGAAGCATTAAAAAGATTAAGACCTAATGTATTTGGTAATGGTGGTTTAAGGGGTGAGAGAAACACTCCAGAACGTGCATTATGTAATGAATTAGGTATTGCTTTGGTATTTGGTATTGGTGGTGGGGAACGTGATGCATATAGCAATTCTATATTAGAAAAAATATATTCTGCTAAACGACCGAATATTTAATGATTATGAATCGCAAGCTTTTAAAAGAATATATTAAATTAATTGTTGAAAATTGCTTATTAGAAGCGGATACGATATCATCAATATCTACGAGTTCAACTTTAGGTTCAACTATATCATCTAGTTCTACATTATCTCCTAAAACAACAGTAACAACTTCATCAACACAAAGAACTGGAAGTGGTCCTAAAACAACTGATACTGAAACTTCAATTGGTGATGTTGAAGGTCGTATATCTGATAATGAAGAAAGAATTGCTGATAGTGAAAAAACAATTCAGAATATAAAAAAGGATTCTTCTAATATTTCAAATAAAACACGTGAGATTCAATCAGCGAATCAAAATGCACAAAAAAATTTGCAACAAGCTGCTGATTCAACTGAAAGATTGCGTGATGCTGCCAAAGATCCGGATAGACAAGCGGCTGAGTATACCAATACTGCTACGGCATTAAAAAACGTAGCAGACAGTATTGGTCAAATAGCTCAAAAACAAGGAAATATAGCTGACATATATAACAAACAAGGATCTCGTTCTTAATCAGTTTATATACAAATATGTATACGTTATTTTAAACGTATGACTAATATAAAAATTGATCTTGTTGTAGGGTTATCTCATGGGGATGAAGGAAAAGGCAAAGTTTGTCATGCATTGCTCGGAAAGGGTATGTATACACATTGTCTTAGATTTGGTGGCGGCGGAAATGCTGGACATACAATATTCCATAAAGGAAAAAAATATATAACTCATCTTATACCTTCTGGAGTATTTCATGGTATTCGTTCTATTGTTGGACCGGGTTGTGTAGTTAATACGTCTAAATTTCTTGAAGAAATAAAATATCTTGAAGACGGTTTAGGAAAAAAGATTGATGTTGGTATTGCTAAAAATACACATCTTGTAACTGCTGATCATTTATTGGAAGATGGTGGAGATACCAAGATTGGAACAACGAAAACTGGTAATGGTCCAGCATATTCTTCAAAATATGCTCGTCGTGGTGTAAGAGCAGAACATGATCCAGTTTTAAAATCATTTTTAATGGATATGTATGAGGAGTTTTATTCTTCCAATACTCGTTCTGTTATTTTAGCAGAGGGAGCACAAGCATTTAATTTAGATATTGATTGGGGAGATTATCCATATGTCACCAGTAGTCATTGCGGTGTTGGTGGTTTGCTTAACAATGGCTTTCATCATAAGCATATAAGAAACGTATATGGCGTTATAAAAGCATATGACACATATGTAGGTGCAAAGCAGTTTCAGCCTTCTGGAGAGGTTTTTAATCGCATACAGGAGATAGGACAAGAGTTTGGAGCCACGACAGGAAGAAAGCGTCAAGTTAATTGGCTTGATTGGAATATGATTGAGCGTGGTATAAAGATGAATGGTGTTACTACTCTTATTGTTAACAAAGCTGATGTTTTGGATCAAGTTGGTGTTTGGGGAATTATTGAAAATGGTAATGTGATTGAATTTAAATCCAAAGAAAATTTCAAAGCTTGGTTAGATGCAAAGACATTTTCATTGGATATGAACAATATTGTTTTTTCGGAAAGTGCAGATGATATAGATTTTGTTGATCATCTGTAATATATAAGGTTATGCCTAAAAAAGAAAAAACAGAAGTAGTAAATGATAAAATTGAACAAAGACCTTGGGGATGGTTTGAGACTGTATGTGAAGGGGAAAAGTATAAAGTAAAACGTCTTTTTATAAAACGGGGACAACGTATATCTTTACAGTCTCATGATAATCGTGATGAGCATTGGGTTGTAGTTGAAGGTTTTGGTTTAGTAGAGGTTGATGATTCTGAGCGTCATATAGGTTTAGGTGGACATATTCTTATTCCTAAAAAGCAAAAGCATCGTTTAACTGCGGTTAAGGATATGCTGCTTATAGAAGTTCAGATGGGAATTTGTGAAGAAAAGGATATTCGTCGTTATCAAGATGATTATGGTAGGGTTTAAAGCCTTTTTTGGGATATTACTCCCCCCTAAAAACCTTAATGATTTCGGGTATTTATAATTTTTTTAAAATATTTCCGGAATTATCTTTAAAAAATCGGTTTCGTCTGCTATAGTGTATATATATGACGATGACGAACAGGACGTTTGGTGTTGAGATTGAGTGTATCGGTGTGTCGCAGACGACTGCGCTGGATGCTCTCCGTGCAGCGGGCGTGAATGCCGAGATCGAGTCTTACAACCATAACACTCGGACGCATTGGAAGATCACCTATGACTCCTCGGTTTCTGGTCCCGGTGGGATGCCTGGCATCGAGGTTGTGTCGCCGGTTTTGTCGGGACCGGAGGGTCTTGCGGAGCTTCGCAAGGTTGCGGACGCTTTGAATGCTGCGGGCGCTACTGCTAATCGCACGTGTGGTCTTCACGTTCACGTCGGCACGACCGATCTCACGATTGACGACATTAAGACGATTGTGAAGCGATACACGACGTTCGAGAACGTGATCGATACGTTTATGCCGAATTCTCGTCGGGGTGATAATAACACCTATACCAAGAGTATGCGTCGGTGGGCAGCGTGCGAGGGTAGTCGTCTGGAAGCTTGTGAGAGCCTTTCCGCTCTTCGTAGTAGCTACTTTGATCGTTATTACAAGATCAATCTGGCGGCGTTCGTTCGTCAGGGCACGATTGAATTCCGGCAGCACAGCGGCACGGTTAGTGCAGAGAAGATTACGAATTGGGTTCTTTTCGTTCTTAACTTCGTTGAGCAGAGTCGGGTGACGATGGTGGTTTCGGATGCTGCCCCGGCTCGTCGTCGTGGACGCCCCGGTGGTCGTTCTAATGCTCGTGATAAGGGTCTTTTCAAGATCTTGAACATGTTGAACGATTATAATGCTCACGGTGAGCGTCCCACCATTCAGAGGCTTGCGGAGGTTTCTGGTTATTCTGAGGCGAGCATTCCGGCGTGTATTTCTGAGATTCGTCGCAAGTGGAACGTGCGTGTTCGTAAGAGCCGTTGGGCGAATGCTTACGTGACTGTGGGTCTGACTGCCGAGCGTTATGAGCAAATTCGTAGTCAGGTTTCTGGCGAGGTTGTGGCTCCTGCTCCGGTGACTCGGGTTGCTGTCCCGGTGTATGCTGGTGAGGACTCGGCTCTGCGTGGTCTTCCGATGAGCGTTGTTAGCTACTTCAACGAGCGTGCAGCGGAGCTTGCGGCGTGATTTACCGATTCTTTAATTACGATATTCCCGCCAATAATCATTCTGAATTCGTTCGGAGATTGTGGGCAAGCAGTTGGACGGCAGCGGGTGCGCCGCAAGGCTATATGGAGGAAGTGGCAGATCGAGTTTATATATTGGAAGGACGATTCCTCCGGACTCAGAACGAAACTAAGTTCGTAGAAGATTTGCAGACTGCCGGTTATCTTAGTATTATTGCATTGCATTAAGAGGTGATATAGTGCATCGTGTTTTTGTATATGGCAGTCTAAAGCGTGGTTTTGGTAATAATAGTATTCTTGGTAATTCTGAATTTCTTGGAGAACGGATTACTGCGGATAATCATTATAGAATGATTTCTTTTGGTGCTTTCCCAGGAGTGATTTTTTCTAAGTCTGCTAAGACTGTTGCCAAGGTTTTTGGTGAACTTTATGTTGTCAACGATTATGTTCTAAAGCGACTGGATATGTTGGAGGGTAATGGAAATTTTTATCAGCGAGAATTGGTTTCTTTGATTGATGAGGAGCATCCGGCTTGGATGTATTTGTTGGTAAGTCGGGATTATCCATATAATTCTTTGGATACCATTGATCGTAATGGTGAAAAGATTTTTAAATGGAGATAATGGTTTATATATATTCTTATTTGTGTTAGATTAAGAGAGTAAAGAGTTTCCGTAGTTCAATGGATAGAACACACGCCTTCTAAGCGTTGAGGTTGCTGGTTCGACCCCAGCCGGGAACGTAGAGAATAATAAAGAAAGATAGAAAAGGTAAAATAAAGATATGCGTGATAGGATGGAAATTTCTGGAGAGGTTGTTGAGCATTGTAAGGACATTTTCAAGGTCCGAATTGATGGCGGCGATCAGATTGTGACAGCAAAGCTTTCTGGTAAGATGCGACAAAATAAGATTAATCTTCAAGTTGGTGATCGTGTGCGAGTGGAGGTTAGTCCATATGATATGAATATGGGTCGTATTACATTCCGCATGTCAAGTGGTCGTGAGTATATCGTTCGGGATGATGATGACGATGATACGCCCAAGAAGAAGCCGCAGAAGCGTCCTCGTTATCGTGAGCGGGATGAGGATGAGTAAGCCGAATATATTTCGTATACAATTTAATTATTTACCGGATTATCAAGAGCGGGTTCAGATTGAGGCCGCTCTTCGGCTTTGTGGAGCATATGTTCAAGATTTTATATATTTGTTCAATCGCAACATATTGCTCTATAAACTAACCGCAGAACAATACGAAACCTTTATTAATAAATTTAGTCAAACCCAATATTGGAACAATTGCAATGTCCTATAATCCAGACCTTTCGGGATTTACTCGTGAAGAAATTTGTGATGCCCTTGATGAAGTTCGTCAACCGGTAAGTATTGCAATCTTTGGTAGTAAAAATGAATTTAATATCGGTGGTATGATCAGAACCGCTCATAACTTTCTTGTGCGAGATATTCATCTTGTTGAAGTTGAATGGTTTTATGAGAAGGGTGCGCTTTCTACATTGAAATATGAAAAGCGTAATCTTAAGCGTTGGTCTACTCTTCGTTCTTTTATTGATGCAATGTCTGGACAAAATATCATTGCATTTGAACGACGAATTGAACTAAATACCAAAGATATTCGTTCATATCGTTATCCTTCTAATCCTGTTCTATTTTTTGGTAATGAACAATATGGAGTTCCAGATGAGATTTTGGAACGAGCTAATGATATTGTTAGTATTCCTATGCTTGGATTAAATAATGATCACAATGTATCTGTTGCTTGTGGTATTGTTCTCTACGATTGGTTTTATAAGAACAATAGATAATAAGTAATCTCAATAATTTCAGTATGTTATCTTACCTTCATACTTATTAGTATGGAGGTTTTTTTATGTCTAATGAAGTGGTTGATGAACCTCAATTTTGGGAATGGGCGATACAAAAAATTCGTGAACGTGAAAAAGAAAAATTAGAACAACCACAAATAGAATTAGATATAATATATCCCGATAAATTACCAAATAAAGAAACCGAAAATCCATATGACGTTAATCATGAAGTGAATAATGACATATATCAAATGTAAGGAAATAAATGAGTTTTGCAGCATTAACCCGAAAAGAAATAGAAACTTTATTAAAAAAGGTTCAAGGGATTGCTGCACTCTTAAAGGACGTTAATGACATATTGGCATCTGAAAGTAATGATCCAAGTGATCCAGAAGATAACGTGATACATATTGTTCCTGGCCTTATGCAACAATTTGAAAGAAATCAAAAAGTTAAAATGACGGTTGTAGATGTTATAACGTTATATGAAAATTGGACTAAAGCTTTATATGAAGCAACGATTAATAATAAAGGACATATGCAAAATCGTGTTATACGAAATCATATGCAACAAGCCTATCAAATTTGTCGTTCTGTAGAACAAATATTGAAAAATTTGATGAATGCATAATATTTAGGAACATGACTATGTTAAAATTAGAAGATTTATTTATGACTTATGGTGATTCCAAGTATGCTGAACTTGGAATTTTTATTGATTTATTAAGAGCCCTTTCCATGTTGCATCATACACATCATTGGCAAACAAAAGGTTCTCAATTTTATGGTGATCATCTTTTATATCAGAGATTGTATGAATTAGCAGATGGTCAAATTGATTTAGTTGGTGAGAAGGCAGTAGGTTTAGGTTCACCAGAATTAGTAGATTATAGACATTCATTAGAGAATATGAATCGTTATTTGAATGCGGTTGAAGCTGGAGATATAATGGATACTCCGGCTCTTAAAATGGCAAAACGATCTCTCCTTGCGGAAAAATCGTTTATTACAGCCGGTGAAAAAATGATGGATCAACTTAAAAGTAAAGGTCTATTAACAAGAGGAGTTGAACAGCTTCTTGGAACCATTCTTGATCAACATGAAGGTGTTTTATATCTTCTCAAGCAAAGAATTTCTGGAGCCTGATCTCAACGTAATATATCACCCGAAACAATTCGGATATGATCAGATGGAAACCAACCTACTTGTTGATAATGATCTAAAAATACTGGAAACATATTGATGAAATCATTTGTTCCGCCAAGAGCAGCAGTAGGTGGAACATTTTGTAAATGTAATAATTGTGTTCTATGAATTTTAAGTGGTGTTCCTTGAATGGTTCCTGTTGAACCTGTTTTTACGCCACCTAATCTTTGAAATTCAAATGATCCATCATATGATTCTTTTAATTGACCATTTGAAGCTTTTGCGGGACCATATACCGGTAAAATTTCATCTGCGGTATTTAACATTAATGCAGAACTTATAACAACTCTATCACCTTTCATATCAATTCTCCTCTATGTTTACAATTACTGAATTACAACTCAACATTAATCCTATCACGCTAACTGCATGTGAAAGAGCAGCTCGTGTTACTTTAATAGGATCAATAACTCCTTCATTAACTAAATCACCGTAAGTTCCTTTAGCGGCATTATAACCGAATCTTTTATTTTCTGGTTGGTCTTGTCGTTTTTTGAATTCTTTTACGGCAGAAACTAAATCATCTACATCAACATTTTGAGTGTCAATATAAAAAACCTTATGTCCAGTCTGAGATTGTTTCAATCTTTCTTTAATAACATCTGGACTTGCACCGGTATTGCTTACTATGGTATTAAGTGGATATTCACAAACATTTGCTATAATTTCATAACCGGCTAATATATCTGAATTTATAGGTTCAATTGTGGTGGCTTGCATTAATTTAACATATTCTCGTAAATGAGAAGCGGCATAATACAAAGCAGTACCACCACCAGGAACAATACCTTCTTGTGTAGCTGCCAATGTCGCATTTACTGCATCCTCTACTCTATCTTTTTTCTCTAAAATCTCTACTTCCGTAGAACCACCCACCTTAATTACTGCAACGCCTCCAGATAGTCTTGCAAGCCTTTTACGATATTTGTCAACGTGTAAGGCATCCAAGGTCTTGTCTTCAATCAAAGAGGTTCTGAGAGCCCGTATACGGTCTTCTAAAGCCTGTTTGCGATCACCATCTAAATCACTAATGATTGTAGTTGTATTGCGACCTATTATAACTTTCTTAGCAGATCCAAGATTATTAATAGTTGCCTTTTTAAGATTTAAATCAGTTGTGGCATTGAATACAGTTCCACCTGTCAATGTTTGAATATCTGAAAGTATATCTGCACGATGTTCACCATAACTTGGAGCCTTGATCGCACAAACCTTAACAACACCTTTTGTTTTATTAACAATAAGAGTATGAAGTGCTTCACCTTCTACATCATCTGCAATGATTAATAATGAACGTGAAGTTTTAAGAACACCTTCCAATAATCCAATAATGTCTTGTATAGAAGAAATTTTATTTGGCGTTATAAGAATATATGGATTTTCAAGTTCACAAGTCGCACGTTCAGAATTTGTAATAAAAAATGGAGAAACATAACCGCTGTCCAATTGCATACCTTCTACAATATCAAGCGTTGTTTCAACACTTTTTGCTGGTTCTACCGTAATAATACCATCATTACCTACACGTTCTATTGCCGTAGCTAATAATTCACCAATAGAACGATCACCATTGGCTGATATAGTTCCAACATTCACTACATCATCCCTGGAAGAAACTGGAGTGGCTATATTTTTTAAATAATCAATAATAATATCTGAAGCTTTATCCATTCCTTTTTTGATATCAATTGCAGAACGTCCAGTTGATATCATTTTAAGACCTTCCGAAAATATAGCATGACCAAGAACGGTAGCAGTTGTTGTCCCATCTCCAGCTATATCATTTGTTTTAGATGCAACTTCTTTTAATAATTCGGCACCCATTGATTGTAATTTATCTTTTAAATTAATAGATTTAGCTACAGTTACTCCATCTTTTGTTATAAGAGGAGGACCAGTTTCCATATCAATGATTACAGAATGTCCAGATGGTCCCATTGTAGAAGCTACAGCATTTGCAAGAATTGTAGCTCCTTTGAAAAGCTCTTCATGAGCTTTAGGAAAGAAAACAACTTGTTGTGTAGGAGAATTTTGATTTGTCATGTTCTAATGTTAACCCTAACTGTTTGTCCGCCTGGAAGTTGAATTTCTTCAGAATCTAAGATTTCACTTTGTCCAGGTTTTGGTTCATCGCTCATAGCAGCCATTAATTTTTTACGAGCTTCTTTGGCAGCTTGTGCTTTTGTTATAGTTTTTTCAGTTTTTGCCGGTTTTGACATTATTGTTGCAACAGCATCTTTTTTATCATCTTCAATTACATCATCTACAAGACTATCAGGATCAATTTTATCTGATTGAGATAATTTTTCTTCTAATTGTTTTGTTTTTTGACCATACCAACTTTGAGCACGTTTTTCTGCATCAATAACAATTTGATTTATAAATTGACCTAAACGTTCCTCGAGAACTCCTTGAACTTCTTCTAATGAAGAATAAAGTTCACCATCTAAACGTTTTGAATCAATTGTTTTTTCTTTTCCAGCGGGACCAACAGATACTTTCCAAGAAATCTGATTGCCATCAATTTTTTTAACAATCATTTCTTCTACAACAACAGCCGGTATAATTTTTTGTGCCTTATTTGAAAGCACATATATTATTTGACCTATGCTTAAATTAGTATTTTCTCCAATTGGCATATCTACTCACTTACGCAATGCTTTGACTAAATCTTCTGTAAGAACAAGAATAACATCTTGTTCACCAGTTTTGCGCTCATATGCTGATAAATCAAGTTGTTCTAATTTTGTTTTTAATTTTCCGTTGTTAACATGTCCACCATAATTCTCAAAAAGATATATTAACTTATCAATAACTTGTGGATGTAATTTCATTGCATTCTCTCCTTGGTTTTCTTTTCTAATTCTTGAGAAACTAATTCTCGTTTTTCTTGTTTTTCTTTTTCAGCTTCATCTTTGATTACTGAAACATTAAAAAATACTTTATCCATTATTTTTTGACCTTCTTGTTTAGCTTCTTGTAAAGGTTTCATTCCAAGAGCTACACGAATTTGATCATTTAATTCTGGAG